CTGCAAATAGCTATGTCACATTGGCAGAAGCTAATACATATTTTGAAACTGTACCAGATTCAAGCACTTGGACAAACAAAACTGATGACCAAAAAAATAGAGCATTGATAGATGCTACAAGATGGATTGATAATTTAAATTTTTATGGAACAAGATGTGATAATGGTCAAGCATTAAAATTTCCCAGAAATAATTATAAAATTGATAATGTCGAACTTACTTGTAGTTCTATTCCAAATAATATTAAATATGCACAATATGAATTGGCAAGATTATTAGCAAACGATACAGATGCAATGACAGGTGTATCTGGTACAGAGGGTAATATATCTGAAGTAAAATTAGGAGATATACAGGTAAAATATAATTCACAAAGTCAAGGTGTAGGTACTACAAATAATGTTTTAGACAAATATCCACAATTACAAAGTTATCTTGGAGCATATATTTTAGGTGGATCTGGTAGTTATCAAACTAGGGTGGTAAGGGGATAATGGCAGGTCAACTTGATTCACTATTAAAAAGTGTTGCTAAAGATATAGTTTCTACTTTAGGAAATTCTTTAGATACAACTATTACTTATACAAAGAAAGGACTTTCTATGTACAACATAGATAAAGGAGAAAACGTAACTATAGACACGACTTATTCAGACTTAAAAGTTCCCATAGAATTTATCAGGTCTACGGAAACTGACGGCAGAGAGAGAAGAGAGGCAAAGATATATATTACACCTGATTTAATAGGTGATAATCAACCAACTTTTGATGATGAGGTTACAATAACTTATGCTGGATCTACAAGAGTCGCACAGATAATTAATATAGATACAAAACAGGGTGGACAAACTTATCTGTTTACTTTATTGGTGAGATTGTAATGGCTAAGAATAGAGATGTTGGTAATGCAGGATCAGACCTAACAAATAATTTAGAGCAAGACTTTAACAGTTTTATACGATCAACGTTGTTTGATTTATCCAGAGAAGAAGATCCAATAAGTCCTATTGATACTGGTTTTTTTGCTTCAAGTTGGACAGCCAGGCCAGATCAGGCAAGAGAAGATAATCCTCCTTGGAGTGAAATAGAGCCTTCATATAGACGTATGCCATCACCTAACGCTTTAGTCGAACCTAGATTTGCAGATAAGATAAAATATAATTTCAAACTTTTTTCTAAAGTATATATAGGAAACAGATCAGAATACGCTGCAAGTGCTTTAGGTTCTACAAGAAGTAAAATTCCTCAATATATTCAAGGAAAACTTAAACCTCTTGTAAATGCAATATTTACAGATAAAAAAGCTAAGATTGCTATTGGAGCAAGTAAATTTAAAGGTGGTCAAGGTGGTATTGGACAATTTGCTGATCCAGATAGAGAATTTGTTGATTACACTAATCTATGACTTTAGTTAACACCAGAGCAGCTTTTGAAAAGGCAGTAACAGATGCAGTTGCAGACGTAGATCCAACTGTAGAAATGATCTACGACAATATGGTGTATAAAACACCTGGTAAGACTAAAAAATACATAATCATGTCAATAGATTTTGCACAGGCCACATCTCAAACACAGGGAGCATCTCAAGATTTTTATTCTGGAGTTATTCAATGTAATGTTTATGTTCCAAGAGGAAAAGGTAGTGCTACCTTATCTGCATTAGGAGAAGCGGTGATTGATGGACTTACTTCTGTTAATGCTTCTGATTATACAGATACATTTAGTTGTAAACCTAGAGTTTTAGATGTTGTTGGCCCTGCACCTATTGTTTTAGATGACTCTGCACACTTTCTTGGCTTAATATCTTGCCAATTCACAGCAAATGCGTAGTAT